TTAATGTATACATATTTCAAATCGTTAATTATATAGGACTTTCAACCTTGAGCATAGGAGATATGAAAATCAACACATCTTTATCCTGGGTAGAATTGAAAATCAACAACTCTATGATTCCTCTATGAAAGCTCCATTTATTTTAATAACATTGACAACTTAAAGTTAAAGATGAAAGAATCTTAGACAAGACTCTGATATACTTGTAAATGCGCTCTCATAATTGCTTCCTTATCCTTCCTTTAAGCTGTCGCTCTAAACTTATATCACCTAGCTGAGGTAATACATTGCTTATAACCATCACAGTTAATTGAAAGTATGTGCAGCCCGCAGAGAGAGTTGGCGTAAACACATCTAATAAGGTTGAAGACTATCAGTCTTTTTATCACACTACATCAGTTCGTTGATTAATCGTTCTCTTTATCATTTGATAACCGGAGCGAGTACAACTACTCTAACTGATTACCTGCTTGCAATCTTCGTACAATACACAGGTTTCTAAGTCATTATAAATAAAGTTAATTATTCTTTAATTATAACGCTTTCATCTAAATCTGGACACAATTCTCTTACATTAGCTCATTGTTTTTCCCAAAGGATACGTTCTAAAAGTAACCTAAAAAGTAACCTAAAAAGTAACCTAATATGTCCAGTTTATTATATATATTAGTGGACAAAATGTAGTTAAAACTACTTTGTATTTTAATAATTCTAGGCATAATTCTCATGTATTGGCTCACATTATGTTCATTGAGATACCAATGCGCTACATATAATGACAATACTAATTATGCCTATTTATAAATTTTCGGGGTATGTTCATGCTCAGCCTTGGCCTGCCGTGTAGTCTACCCCTACTTTTCAAAAAAAGAAGAATAATAAAATGCAATAACACATTTTTATAATCCATCTCGTATTAATCGCAGTCCGATTAAACTAAAAGAGAGGTGCTCTATACTGTTCTATGAGAATATATCACTGTATAGAAGTCTTAATAGGCAATATTCCATACCTCTCAATTCTTGCCTCTCGCCACCCCAACTATACCATAGGACCCTTGGGTAGGATGCATACGCTTTTATAAGCAAGAGGACTTATTGTGGGAAAGATTCTCGCACTCCCCCGATAAATTATACTTACCTTCTGCAGGTGTTCTAATTAACATGCGTTTGCAAAACTTGACATTATGCAACATAATCATTAAGCTCTCATCAAGGCGTCGACTAACCTCTTAAAGAGCTTATTGATTTGTAATCCTAAAAGATAAATTATTTTAAATATACTACTGATTATTGCGTCAGTGCCATGCACACAGCTCACTGTAGTCTCATTTATCCTAAAGAAAGATTTAATTTTCATGCATACTTAAAGCATGTATTGCCCAAAAATTCTTTGAATATTCATAATCTTCAACAGAATCAGTACAACCACTGTCCCATGGTTCTTTAGGGCTAACAGCATTGGCTTGAGTACCATAGATAGTGAATGCTACTTTACCTATTATACCAATAACTACAATGTTATTAGCAGGCCTAGTAGGTTTATCTACCATTCTGCTATAACCTCGACGTGCTGAATGACATTTAGTACATGTTACACGTTTTTCATAAATTACTTCACTTTCCTTAATAGGTTTATCACCTGCACTAGGACCATATAAAGCACTTTGTACTCTTTCCATACCATCAGGTAATTTGAAGAGTTTAGCAATACGTGTTCCTACAGGTAATAATAGTAATTCAGGATTAGTTTGAATAAAATGCATATGATCGAATGAAATATTATGATCATCATGCACAATTTCAGGAAATACTAAAGATTGTTCTTTAGCTTTAATTACTACTGCGCCATTGGTTAAAATAGTCATTATACCTCTTTAGATAATTGTTTTTGTTTACCTACATTTTGAATAGCTATCAATGCTTTTCTAATAGCTCTAATTTTAGAACCCTTCTCACGTATTAATACTCGTTCCCAAGCATTATTACAATTCTTGCTAGATCCAGTTCTCCGTTTATAATGTGTAAAGAATATCTTTCTTTTCACTATACCTCCGTTTATTTAAATATAAACTCCCACTCTGCATTACACGGGCTTGTGACCGTCATCAGGCTGCATTAAGAGTAGCAAGGCTCCTTTCTATCTAATTATGTCCTTGCAATACATAATCAGTGTTGTCCATTGTTGCAAAAGGTCTGAATGGTTTTACCTTAGAAATTAAATCTTTGCAAGACCCATTTTATCCTCTTGGGTGAGATGTACACCTTTATCTTGCTTTTGGTGGAATACTCCTATCGGGTTCTTTAAGACAGGCTAAATTATACAAGTAACATAAACCAATTAAGATTACTTATACAATGTTGGGTCTATGTTGGTACTAATACATACATAAACACATAAGGAAAAAATAGTTTAATGACATTTCGGTCAGGTTAAGGTTAACGTTGCTTCTCATACTTTTGAATGAGTTTGTCTATCTTATCATTTACTGCTTGATCATCACATAGTATAGCCATCTCTGTTAGATTATCTATGAACTCCATCTTAATACTGTACTTACTTAAGACTTTGGTCTTAGTTATTCTACTCTTATAACTATACTGTGGTGCTGCATTATGCTGATCATGATATAAATCTACAAGACTCATAAAACGTTCAGCCCAATCAATGACTATTGCCATATAAACTCCATAATTATACATAAAAACAATAAAAATGAAATCAAAAATAACTTAATTATATATATCATAATCCCCCCGATAGGGGGGTAGGGTAAATAATAACTCTATACACCAAAATCCTCCTATTTTTAAAACCTTTGTTAAAATATAGAAGTCATTGTATATTATTCCCACTGGTAACTATTATTTAGTTATCACCCAGTTAGTACCCCTGAGATGGTTCTGCTAAATGGGTCAGAAGTCGGATTGTAGGTCTTCAAAATAGTAGACTGAGTTTTCTCCGATAACCAGTAAAAATTGTTTTATTATAAGCTAAAGGTATGGGAGCTATTACTGGCCTTAAGTGAAATTTAAAATTAAAATTTTTTAAAAAGTACTTTAGTGCTCAGGGGAGAACTGTATCCCGATGAAATTAAGATTTGGAGTAAATATGGAAAAAGAGCTAATATTAGCATTAAGATTTAATACTAAAACTGGCGCTGTAACAGATATAGAAGTACTTGACGAAGGAGATGAAGTGATATTATTTACTGTTGAAGATTTAGATATTGAATTGCCACAAGAGTTAGCTAAATATGTAATGAGTGATGTAATTGGAGTAGCTTAATGAGGCATTACAAAGTAAATAAAGTAGAACATACGGTATTTGATTCTGAAGACGAGTTACCTCGGGGGCTTGACTGTCTTCAGGATTGGAAAGCGGCCAGTATAGGCGACTGGGTAAAAGCTGATGATGACTGTTATATACAAATACTTAGGGAAGGGAAGATGTTCCAACCTAAAGGCAAGATTAAAGAACGCCGGTATTTAGGGACATGTACAGGCACTTTTATAGTGGCAGATAAAACTTTAATGGATACTTCTAAAAGAGTTAATATATACTCATTTGGAGGAGATATAGGGCGTAATGAGCGCTTACATGACAGAGAAAAACTCTCTAATAAAGAAGAGTTATTTGTACAGCTAGTTAGTAGAGGAGAAGATCCTATGAAGGCTTATTTAAAAGCTTTCCCTACAAATAACCCTCATTATGCTAACTATAGAGCTGGTCAGTTAATAAAGACTACAAGGATAAAAACAGCTATGAAAGAAGAATTAATTCCTTACATGGAAGAATTAGGTATAGACGAGACATATATCCTTAGAAACATAAAGGGTGTAATAGATTCAGAAGATAGTAAAGAAGAATCTAAATTAAAAGCTTTATTTAAATTATCGGACATTATGGATATGGAAGATAAGAGTAAAACACAAACAACGCAACTTACAGGAGCTGTCTTCCAAGGCTTTAGTAAAGATGCGTTACAAGAGGCTGAAAGGCCAAAGGAGATAAGCAATGGCAGATAATATTGATTCAGCAGCTTTTAATAACATGAATGCTGCTACAGCAGATCCTACTGCTGGAATGTTTAAAAAAGATGATTGGGAAACTAGAAATGATTGGTTAGAAGGACTCCTAGAGCCAAAAAGAGATTTAGAACATACTATTCAGAAATTTAGGAAAGCAAATCCTGGAGTTGGTTCTAATATCGATGATGTAGACAGTTGGTATAGAAAAACCCAAGGAGAAAGTGTGCGAGACAAAGTAATGAGCAATTTGAACTGGGGAACTAAGAATAAATATGGGGTAACGCCTGATGAATTAAATCGATTATTTGACTTAGAAAAAGTGAGATTTGGGCAATCTCATTACAAAGAAGGAGAAGATATTTCGAAACAACATAAGGAATATAATGCTCTTCGGGATGATATTCTTTCTAGAGATTACGAATAATGTCTGATGAAAAAGAACCAAGGAGTGGTTTTTTAGGAGGTAGAGCTTACTACTCTAAAAAGAAGCCTGAAGGTGCAGGAGATGATGTGAATTGGAATCAAGCAGACCAAGATATATTTACACATGCTCAACAGAATCATACTATGTGGGATCCTAACGAAGCAGCGGCTTTACGGTTATTAAGTATGGAATATCTAGACTCTGCAGATGTATATTATCCTGATGGACATATAAAGATAGAATCTGATAAAATACAAGGTGCAATACGCAGATGGGAGATAAATACACACAGTGAAAAGATGTGGCATAGTGTAAAGAATAAATTTAAAGATATATTTGATTTTAGCGACTAATGCCTCCTAAAAAAGAAAGAACAGAAAGTTTTTCAAAATTCATAGATGCATTAGATGTACTTAACGATATAGATAATTTAACTAAAGCTGAGTCTAGAGCTTGGGATACAGATTTATCTGAGAATATAAACCTTAAGGAAGGTTTATCATGGGAAGAAGGCTATAGTCGGGATAATACCCTTACTTTATTTGAGGATGCTACTTATGATGAAACTTTATCTGGGAGAAATGAAAAGGGGCGAATGATAAAGGGGACATCATACCCTACACTAGGCCCTGATACGGACTATTGGAATAAAAGAACTCATAACACAGATCCAGTAAATATTACCCATTTAATAAAACTTGCTAATATCTGGAATGAATCTAAACAACCTTATATTAATTTAGAAGCTGGAAAGCATACAACAGGTGCTTACGCTTCTTACAGTCCAATAAAACATGGGATAAATGTTCATAAGGCTAATTTAATAGAATCTAGTGATACTCCTTATAGTAAAAAACGAAAAAAAGATAATCTTATAAATAGTTTTATAGCAGAAGCAGGACATTCATTATCCTTTACAAATAAGGATAAGAGTTTTTGGAAGAGACAATGGAAAAATATGCCTTACTATACAGGTGAGATTGTAGATATAATTACAGGACTTTTACCAGTATCAGAAAAATATAAGACTCATCTTCAACACGGGGCTTATGATAAACTTGGAACTGAGGAATATTATGCCCATAAAGTAGTACAGCCATTATTAGAAGAATATATGACAAGTACAAATGAAAAATCATTATATGAATTATTACAAACAGTAGAATAAAAAAAATAATAATATGCGTAATAAATGTCTAATATAAATCTTCATAACGTCAATCAGATGGAAGAACAACTTCAATTAGCTAATAAAGATCTAATAGCTTTTGGAAAGTTATTTCTTCATGAAGATTTTATGCGTTCAGAAACACCCTTTTTCCATTATGAAGTAGCTGATTCTTTAATGGATTTAAATAAAAGACAATTAGCTATTATATTACCTAGGGGTCATGGTAAGACGGTTTTAACTAAGTGCAATATACTACATGATTTCTGTTTTACTACAGAACCCCTCTTTTATGGATGGGTAGCCGCAAGTTCTAAAATATCCGTACCTAACTTAGATTATATAAAATACCACTTAGAATTTAATGAAAAATTAAGATATTACTTTGGAGATCTACGAGGAAAGAAGTGGACAGAGGATGATATAGAATTAAAAAATAGATGTAAATTAATATCAAAATCAAACTTATCAGGTATTAGAGGCGGAGCTAAACTACATAAAAGATATGATCTTATTGTACTAGATGACTTTGAAGACGAGAATAATACTATAACTCCTGAATCTAGAAATAAAATATCAAACTTAGTAACAGCTGTAGTATTCCCGGCATTAGAACCTGGATCTGGAAGATTAAGAATAAATGGAACTCCAGTACATTATGATGCTTTTATACAAAGAATACTCGTAGGATATGATCAAGCTACAAGGAAGGGAGAAGATTATTCCTGGGATGTTATAACATATAAAGCTTTACAAAACGATGGAACTACTTTATGGCCTTCATGGTTTGGGCATAAGGAAATGGCTAGAAAGAAAAAGTTTTATACTGATTCAGGTACTCCTCAGAAATTCTATCAAGAATATATGATGGAAGTGCAGAATGAAGCAGACTCTATATTTACAAGAGATCATATAAAATATTGGGATGGTAAGTTTTTAAAAGATCCTGACTCAGAATTAACATTTATTATACCGGATGGAGATGATCCTAAACCATGTAATGTATTTGTAGGAGTTGATCCAGCTACAGATTCAGCTAGACGTAATACTGATTTTAGTGTTATTATGGCTATAGCTGTAACTCCAGATAATAATATTTATATTTTAGATTATGTCAGGAACAGATCTTTACCTGTTATAGGTATTCCAGGTACAGATAAGAAAGGAATAGTAGATTATTTGTTTGATTATGCTAAATTTTATAAACCATCTCTATTTACTATTGAAGACACTTCTATGTCTAAACCTGTATTTCAAGCTATTAGAGCAGAGATGAGACGAAGGAATGAATTTATTATTCCATTTAAAGAAGAGAAACCTGGCAATAGGATGTCTAAAAGAGATAGGATACAAGAAATTCTCGCACAAAGATTTGCAGTAGGCCAAGTACATATTAAAAAAACACACTATGATTTAGATAGAGAGATAACTACATTTGGACCCAGAATGTCTCATGATGATACGATTGATGCTTTGGCATATGCCTGTAAACATTCACATCCTCCAACAGGTCTATCTGAGGCTAAAGGTAAATGGTCTAAAGCTAAACCTAAAGCAAAAAGCTGGGTAACAGCATAATGGGAAATGAATAAAAAAGCACAAAGGGATTTTAATGGCTAAATTAAATAGAGTATCTCAAATAAAACAACTCTATCAAATGTCTAATGAATATAGTAGACAACAATGGCAAAGAGTTAATCAAAAGGGATACGAATTTGCACATGACGAACAATTAACAAAAGATGAAAAAGATTCATTAGAACATCAAGGTATGCCAACATTTACTATAAACAGGATATTACCTGTTGTAGAAATGTTAAACTTTTATGCTACAGCTAACAATCCTAGGTGGCAAGCTATAGGTGTAGATGGTAGTGATTCAGATGTAGCAGCTGTATTTAGTGATTTAGCTGATTATATTTGGGGACTTTCTAATGGAGCTACTCTCTACAATAATACTATAAACGACTCTATTACAAAAGGAGTTGGATATATGATGATTACTGTAGATAAAGACGCTGATAATGGAATGGGAGAAGTTACATTACAACAACCGGAACCATTTGACTTATATGTAGATTCTAAATCTCGAGACATGTTATTTTCAGATGCTGCATATATTATGATTAGAAAAGTTCTTCCTAAAAATCATTTAATGAAGATCTTTCCTGAATATAAAAGAAAAATAAATGCCTCAAGTAGTGATCAGCAATCAAATAATACCTATACTCAAAGAAGAACAGGCGATTCAAATCAGAAGCTTTTTATATATAATGATCCAACTTCAACTAGTCAAACTTTAGATGCAGAAGGCGAAACGGATATGTTATGTGAGTTTTTTGAAGTATATGAAAAAGTAAAAGTTTCTTATATAAGTGTATTCTATAGAGTTCCTCCTGATGAAAAAACATTACGAGCATTAAAAGAGCAATGCGATGTAATGATTAAAGAAATGAAAATGGAGATGGAAGTTGAATTATTAGAACAGCAGAAACAAATGCAAGAAGCTGTCCAAACTGGAGGAATGTTACCTGAAAGATATGAGCTTGAAATGAAAAAAGCTCAAGATATGCAAGAACAGCAATTAAAAGCATATCAGCAAGAATGTATGAGTAAACTTCAAGCAGAAGCTTCTAAAGTAGAAAATCAAGTTGTTACTGAAAAGGAATTTAAAGAATTAATTAAAAATCAAGAATTTGCTAAAAATATAGTAGAGCAAGTTCAGTTCTACAATACAAGGATTAAACAAACTTGCGTAGTAGGTGATAAATTATTATATGAAGCTATGCTTCCAGATACTATAACTGAATATCCTGTAATACCATTTCATTTTAAATGGACAGGAACACCATTTCCAATTAGCGCTGTATCGCCATTAATAGGTAAACAGCAAGAGATAAATAAATCTCATCAAATAATGGTGCATAATGCGTCATTAGGTTCTTCATTAAGATGGATGTATGAAGAAGGGTCTATAGATGCTGCTAATTGGGAAAAGTATTCCTCTAGCCCGGGAGCCTTACTTCCTGTTAGAGCTGGTGGTGAAAGACCTACTCCTGTAATGCCAGCACCTTTATCAAATGCTTTCTTTCAGATAGTCCAAGAAGGAAAAGGAGATATGGAATACTTAGCTGGTATTTATAGTTCTATGATGGGTGATTCTGGTGGAGCTACTGAAACATATCGTGGTATGTTAGCTATGGATGAATATGGAACTAGAAGAATAAAACAATGGATGAGTACTTCTATAGAGCCAGCTTTAAAAAGAATGGGTCTAGTATTATTGCAATTTGCTCAAGCTACTTACACGGCTAATAAAAGGTTTAGATTAATACAACCTAGCGCATTACAAGAACGAGGGCAAGAGCAAGAGGTA